TATGTAGCAAGCATTTTCGTCAAATCTTCGTCTGCAGATAAACGTCTGAATATTAATTCACTAAGATTCATCTGTACCCTCCTTGATAGTCAAAAGCCCATCGTTCGAATATCTTATTTCCCATTCTCCATCTTCCGAAACAGGTATAAAAAAATGATTCTGTGTGTTCGTTTTCTCATTCGGATACAATACTGTAATCCGTTCGGCAGACGCATGGTACACAATGCCGGATTTTCCTTCTTTCCATGATCTATGTTTTGCATAGATAAGCGTTCCTCTGCGGATTTCATCCAGATTAAATTCAGCTCGTTCAATACGATTGATAAACATATCAGCCTCCTATTTCTGCAAATATTGCTGTTATATTTGGCAATGCCGTCTGTTTTATCTTTTCTACATAAGGACGAGCAGCCATTTTTCTTGTTCCATGTTCCAGATAACCAGCATATCCCATACCCGACGTAATGCATACCGCACCGCCACTCATATGCCAGTTATTTTTTAAATGTCCGCTCCGAACACCCGGTGGACTGCCCGGAGCTGACGGGCTTGGATTTGCCAGTACAGATAATGCAGCATTTCTAAGGGCATTTGAAGCCCTTGGATATCTTGCGATCA